AAATCTATTTTCATTTTTTACTATAAACCCGCAAGTCTCATTAGGAAAATCTTCTAATGATTTATTTCTTATAAAATTTTTATTTTTCTTATCGATCATTTTATTGAGAAGCTGGTTGGTTTGTTCCTGGAAATCCTCCAAATGGTAAAAATCCATTTAGATAGTTGCCAAAAGCATCTTTTGGTAGTCCGTGCGCTCTAGTAGAAGAAGGATCTTCGCATCCTGGTCTTCTTGGGAAATTTACTGCTACTCCATTTATACCAGTAACCCAAAGATTTAATCTTTCTCCTGTACCATAAAGAGATTCAATTCGATTTCTTGTCTGAACAAAATTTTCTCCGTTCCTATTAGCTGGCCAAATAACTGGTCTGAAGGCTGGGTTCTTAAGCCATCTTAGCCTGCAAGAATTAATACTTTTCGCACATGAATCAGAAGCCCAATAATTTATATTTGGTGGAGCATTAAATACGTCTGCCGTGTGGTTATTTATACAAACGTAATAATATTTTAAACCTCTATTTTGTAAAAATATAAAATCTCCAGATACGTATTGAGAAGTTTCTCTCCAAAGTCCCGAATTTCCTAATCCACCAGTGATCCTAAAGATAGCAGTATTTGTTGCTGTTCCAGCAGCGCCTGTGGCAAATACGCCTCCAATAAATAATTGATCATTATCTGTGGCAACTGGTGGAGCAGTCTGTAACCCACTAACTGTATATCCTGGATTAACTGTATAAGCATAAACTCCACTATGTATGTCTGTTAATCTACTATTATATTCGTAAACACATCCTTCACCTCTATATTGAAATGGACATTTTTGAGCATAAAGCGTTCTAGCTGGGAGAGTTAAATTTTCGACATCAAGTATTGTGTTTAATTGATATTCAATAATATTTTTGTTTTCTACAGTTTTTCTATCAATATAATATATATCCCTTGGTAATTCTATTTCATATAGACCTGTATTTGGATTAAATGGATTTACGTTTCCAGAAAAATTTGCACCATCTAGATATTTTAAAAAGGTTTTAATTCTACTAAATTTTGCGCCAACAATATCACCTAGACTTTGCATCTGCATTCTAATGTATCTATAGAAAGAATTAGAGGAATAATCTGGAGATAAATTAGATATAGCAACTCTTGGAGTTGGCAAACTTCCAGCGGATGAATATTCAAATCCCTCTGCAAAAATTGGAAATGGATAATAATAATTTTGCTGCCATTTTATTGTACCATATGGATTTGTGGATAATTTATATATATTATAATCATTATATATTCTGAAGATTCCATTATTTATAGGTTGCTCGCCGTTATAATTATAATTAATCATAGTTGGCGCAATCTCGGACAAATCTATTTCGTAAAGTAAGACTTGAGTAGAGGGCGTTAAAGAACTTAATTCGGTATTTAAAGATTGATTACCGCTTACAATTAAATCATAAATCTCTCTTGATGTTGGCATAATCTTATACAGGCACTTCTATAAATTTTGCTTCTATTGAATAGTTATTGTAAGAAATATAATTAGAAGTCCATTCTGGGCAAACATATCTAGTAGATAAACTATTATTCGACTTTGAGTAGATTGTTGGTACATTGTATATAAAACTTTCTTGACCATTTCTTTGTCTTAAGAAATGAAGAATTGATACTGTTTCTTTTTCGTTTCTATTTTCAAAATTTAAAGAAAATTCAATTAAATTATTATTTATTCCATCGTTTATTCTTTGTTGATAACCATTTCCAAATTGATTAATTTTAACTCTTGGTTTATTAGTGATATTTGCATTATAAGAGGATTTCCACCAAAAGTTTGGTATTAAGTTGCCATTTAAAGAAATATAACCATCCCAGTCAACTTGAAGATTTGCGGGAGTCACTGGATTATTTCCTGCTCCTGTATTAGAATCTATAATTGAATAATAATATCTATTATCACTACCTAAGACTATATCGTACTTATTATAAGTACTACTTTGATTCCAAGATAGAATCGTATCATAAATACTAGCCATATACCTTTTACCTCGTATAATTTACACTTAAAAGAAGTGTAATTATATTTAATGTTTAATGTATATTCTATAGAAAATCAAAATTTTTATCTAAATAATTCTATTATTTCTGGAGTGCAAACCGTTGGCATATCTTACGATAATAACATTGACCCATCTTTAGCTATATCTGATCCAAATATTAATTACTTTGTATCAAGACCAGTTGTAGCAAATTTAGATTTAAATTATCTTCTAAGCACAAGTGATCAGTTTATAAACTATACTGGATCTAGCTCTTTTTCTGGAAAATTAGAATATGGAAGTAATTATTTTACATTTTCTAGTGGATACTTAACTAACTATTCTTTAAGTTATAGGTTTGGAGAATATCCACAAGTTAGTATTAGAAGTCTAATATTAGGAGAATTAGGAAATACATCTGGTACATTTTCTTACCAACCAAAATTATTAAATGATTTTCAAATTACTGATAATTGCTATGTAGATTTAAACTTAGATGAAGCAAACTTTAATAGACTAGAGTCTTTTGGTATAAATATAGATGTTCCAAGAGAAACAGTCTATACTATCGGAAATTATTTACCAGATAATGTTATTATAAAGTATCCAATTAATATAAATTTAAATTTTGAATTTTCTATGAGTGAGTACAATCAACAAAAAGTAACAAATATATTTACAGGTATTCTTAATAAAAATCTAGCTTTATCTTTTAAAAAATATGATACAGATCAAAAATTATTGACTTTTAATCTATCTAATTTGGTAAATTCTCAAACACAATTAAACTATAGCGTCAATGATGACGCAAAATTAACACTTAATTTTAATACATATATACTAAGTGGGGTATAATAAATATTTGAAATATATAATCTATTATATATAATATAAATATATGACATTTCAAGAATTACTTAATACCCCATTATTTTTTAGCATTTTTATAAAGAATGATACAGTATTTAACTCTTTAAAAGAGAAGTTTCCAGAAATTTTAGCAGATTTAACTAGCTCAAGAAATAATCCAAACTGTTCTTGTAAAAATAGAGTTAAGGCTCATCTTCAATCCAAATTACAAACAGAAACAGAATATTTTAATAATCTCTTAAATAATGAAGAGGTTAAAAAAATCATTCAAGAGAAAAACCAAGAGATCCAAGCTACTCAATTTAAAGATCCAATGGAAGAACATATGAGAATGATGCGCGAAAATATGTTTAAGAATAGTGGCGGTAGAGTTTTTGAAATTGGTAAAACCGAAGAAGATTGGAAGAGTCTCTGTAAAAAACTTGAGCTAGAGAAGATAGTGTTTAAGTCTTTCTCTGTAGTAGAAAAAGAAGATAAGTTAATAGTTTACTTTGTATAATGTTTTACGGATTTCTAGTTTATCTTTTTCTTTGTCTAGGAATTACTTATGCTTGGAGTGACACTGAAGTTGCAAGGCCTTTTCGTAATTTTATAGCAAAGATTCCATATATTCATAAACCGCTTCTTTGCCATGAGTGCTCTAGCTTTTGGATCTCTTTAGCTATTAGTTCTTTTATTAATCCATTATCTGGATTAACTTATGGATTTTTAAGTAATATTTTAAGTGCGTTTTGCGGATTTTTTATCAATTTATATTTTGTAAGAAATGGTTTAATTAAATATAAAGATCTTTAATTATTGTTATTATAATTGTGTAATATCCTTATATGCCAGGATCGTGTTCATCAAGTGAGTTAAATGGTTGCGCGTCTTGCGGACCAAATTTAAATTTATTTGTTTTAAATGCTAGTACTTCTCAAGAAAAAGTTGGTTTTGGATGTTTAAATGGAGATTTTTCTAATGATCCATTTGGATCAAAAATTGGTTCAGGTGGGAAAAGTCGTAATGCAGCCGATAATGTTATATGTTATTCATCGAATACAAGTCTAAATTATTCGCATAATGAAAAATATTCTTATGCTATTGATGAATTTGGAATAATTGCTATAGGATTAAATGCTGTAATTAGTATGAATTTTTCAGATTACGCAGGGGATGGTTGTGATATATATATTGACGGAACAGCTGTTGGTTCTTATTTTTATCAAAGTGTAGCTAAAAAAAATTCATGCGAAGAAGATAGAATAACTCAGGACGGGAATTTAGGTAGTGTGCCTGGTAATTTATATTGCACTCCTAATCCTGGTCCTGTTTCGCCAGATTGTAGTGAAAGTTGTAATAATATAGATACTTGCACAATTTCAAGTTCTCAATATACAAATCAATGCGATGCTTCAACAGATGTAAGTGGATTTACATATTGGGCTAATAGTAGCTTAAGTGAATATATTCGATTTTCTTTAAACGAAAATAAAAATTTATCTTTTTTTTATAATCTTTGCAAATCTTCTGTTGAAAAGAAAATGTCTCTTCTAGAGTCTAATGGTCCACAAAACTGTCAAAATGAAAGATGCGGCGATGGAAAAAAAGACGATTGCTGGGGAAGTGCTTCGCCCTTTTCAATAGTTGATAATAATCTTGACGATCCTAACGCAAATTCTACGACATCTCAGAAACTAAAGTTTAAAATTGCCGCGCCCAAAGAGGAATTCGGCAAAAAATACAAGAGTATCTCTGGAAGAGTCATTTTTTATTATGGTGGAACTGAAGGAAAAACGCCTTGTTGCGATGATGATTTTGATGGTACGATAGTAGAGGAAAGATCATATTCTATCTCATCTGGGCCAACTTTTAAAGACGATTATTTTGCCGTAGAGTGTGGCGGTTTTGATAATGATGACCAAAGTTTGGTAGGCGAAACTATAAATATCTGCTACACTATTGATAATATATATTTTATTTAATCTTTAATTTTTTTAATTCTATCAATTAGTTCGAATATTTTTACTTTTGGGATATCGGTAATAACATTAAAGTTTTCTGCTCCATCAAACTTTTCTTTGATCAATTTCTTTTTAAGAATATCAAATGTAATCCCTTTATCTTTCATTGTCTTTTCTAAAAGATTTTGTGGAGATGTTGGATTTTCTATCGTAGTACTAGAATCATCCAGTAATTTAGCATCACCAAGCTCTTCCTGAGAGACGATATTAATTTTAAGAAAATTACGGACACAACGAACAAATGCTCGATTCTCCGCGATTGCAGCTAGAAAGAATCTGGCGAAAGATTTAGTGTTATTAGAAGTGGCATCGGCAAGAGCTTCAAATGCTATCTCTCTGCCACCGGTCTCGTAATTAGGAATCCATATAATTCTGCAGCTTGTAGCAAAATAATTTTCTGTTGCAGCAACAACTTTGTATTCTACAGTTGTATAGCCTCTAATTTGAGCTAATTCTTTAATTCCACCAAGGAGTATGAGAAGATCTTTATCTTCTAATTTTGAAACATCTGTCTCTTGAGTCTTTTGACGATTTGGAACAAGGTACTCTGTTTTAACCATCTTTCTCCAATTAATCGTACCATCTTCGTTATATATATAAGTAATATTATTATTCTCTAATAGACCGTATTGATTTCTTGTGATAATATTAGGAGGTGTTTGAGTGACTGGTTTACTAGTCAATTCAAAAGTCTGAGATACATGATTAATTAATTCAGAACTACCAATTGAAATTGTCTCTTCGTTATCTTTAATTTTTGGGCTCATTTTATGATGATAGCATGCTTTATATTTCAAGTCAACTTAAAAATATAGAAATTATCACTTTCTTTCCAAAACTCTGGATCATCGACCACTTTATTTCCAGTTCTATTTAGCCAATCATATCTTGATATAAATTGACCTTCTGAAGAGTGTAGTACTCTTGAAGATTTATAATAAAGATTATCTACGGTTTCAATATTTGTATCTTTTTTTGTTTTATGCTTTTTATTTACTATTAAATTATAGTCCATGTAATCTAATTTATATTTATTTAATATATTATCTTCTAGGAAAGAAAGTAGGACATAATTTATTGAATTATTTTTTAAAGTTTTAACAAAATTAACATCATTATTTTCATCAATAATATAGATTAATTGATTGATATTTTTGCGATATTTTTGTATAAGATCTTTTTTAATTGGTTTATTCGTAAAGACAATTGATTTTCTTAAAGACACAATACTCTCAAAAGACTTTTCATTAAAAAAATAATCCATTCTGATGATTGGATTTTCGATTGGTATAGTATTTATATTAATATTTTCATCAGGTATAATTTCAAAACTTTTAACATTATAATCTAAACCAAAATATATTGTCGTAGGTAATTTTGAATGTTTTATATTTAATAATTTTAAAATTGATTCTGCAATCTCTTCTGGTTTTATTGTATCTATTGATTTAGGAGATTCTACTTGAGAATAGGAGGGTTTTTTATTACCAACTCTTTCATAGCCTTTTAAAAGTACATGCTTATTTTTATCACCAAAATGTGGTCCGGCTACATTTGGATTACTTATACTGTAAAGTGAGACTATGGGTTTATTGAAATGAGAAGCTAGATGCACTGAGAGGCTATCCGCTCCAAAATGTAAAATACCATTCTCTATGACATATGCTAATTGATTTAAAGTAGTTTGACCTAAAATACTCATTGTGCCATTTACGGCTTTCTCTTCTTTCGTGCCAACTTGTAAAATATGTATATTTTCTTTCAATAAATATGGATGTATAATAGCTATTACTTCTTGCCAGTAAGAATAATTTCTAGAATCATAAGGCGTTTGTGCTTGGAAAGTTATGTAGCTTTCTTTTGGTAAAGGAAAGAATTTTGTATATATAAATGGCTTGTCAATCTTTGATCCTGTATTAGTAGCATATGTGTCTAGAAGTCTCATTTAAATATTTTATATTATACTAAATTAAAATCTATTTTATCTAATCCATTATGCAAATAATTTAAATTTCTTTGAGTACATGTATAAGGCAAATAAGCTATATCAAAATATCCATTGTGTTGATTATTTCCCTCTAGCCAAATTAGATTATCCATTATAGGATTATATTCAATCCATTTATGGACGTAAGGATTACCTTCTAGTATATCTTTATATTGAGGTTTTGTAGCTACATATAAGCTATAATCTGGATATCTATTTTTTATAGATTTAAATAAAGCGGTACTTAGAAATATATCACCCGCGCTCTCTGGCATTACATATACGATTCTACCCTTATCGTTTTTATCAAGAAGATCTTCGAACTTTATTTGTTTTTTATTTTCGTTTTCTTTTAAAGCTACATTTCTAAAATAATTTTCTATATCTTGTCTTTTTGTTCCTTTAGATAATTCTGACATCCAGTATTTATGTCCAGCGTCATTTGAGTCAATATTCTTCATTTTTAGAATATTATGATACATACATGTTAGCCATTCAGAATCATCAATAATATTTGGTATTTGAAAATAAGGATCTTTCTTATCTTCTGGGTTCTCTTTTATTTTATCCCAATCTACAAATGGTTGCGCATCTATAAAATCTTCTATAATCTTACCTATATTCTTTACTCCAAAATTTTTAATAGTCCATTCTCTAGCCTTTTTGCCCAGCTCAAGTCTTTTATGTTCTGGCATCTTATATACAATATTTATTTGTTTTGCTATAGACTCTGGAGAAGTAGAAGCCTTAATGAATTCAGTCCCATGCTCTCTATATTCTGACCAATCTAATGTAAGCGAATTTGCCTCTGGTTCACACATTTCTTCTCCGCATGAATAATTTGTAACTAAAGTAATTAATTCTGTTAATTTTGCTTCTTGAATTGGTATTTCTTGTCCACCGCTAGTGAAAGGATGACAGTAGACATCCATAAGATTATATACTTCATTTAATTGATTTTCTGTAACTCCTAGTCCAACATTAGTAGTTGTTTGACTTTTCTCTGCTCCACAATATTTACAATTTAAATCTTGACCATTAAATGGTTTAATTTCATATTCACCACAATTTTTACATACATAAGTTGTTAATATCTCTTGAGGATTAACGCCTATCTCTGCTGCAAGCTTATGTATATTCCAGCCTTCTCCCCAATGCGTATGAAATAAAAGGTATGAGTTTTTAATCTCTGGATTTTGCTTTTTCCAGAGTGCATAGCCCTGCAAAAGATTAGGGACGCTTTTCCTTAACTGGTTTCTAAATACAAACCCTATTACAAATGCATCTTGAGGGATATTATGTTTTTTTCTAAGTTGATTCCTTTCGAAATCAGATAGCCTATAGAAATCCTTATCTTCTAGTACGCCATGAACAGTTTTAACATGACTATACCCAAGTTTATGGAGCGCTTTTGTAGCAAAATTACTCCATATCCAATAATTTTTTATTTTTGAGGCATTTTTAATAGCCGACTCTAGAATAGGCAAAGAATCTAGAGTCGTCCAAATAACTGATGTTATTTTATTAAACCAATTCTTCTCGATAGCAAAATCTACGCCCCATATGTCTTGGACTGCAAAATAAATGTCTGGCTTTTCTTCATTTATTACTCTGTCTATAAGATGCGCTCCATAACTTGCCATGCGAGCTAAATTTGGATCTCTATTAATTTGTTCTAATTCTTGCTGAGTATTTGGTAAAGATCCAACCGATCTCCAAGGAGTTTTTCTAAATTCTGGATGATCATAAGTCATTCCGCATGAATATTGAACTATATCATATTTATTGGTAGAATATAGATATTTTAACAAAGCTTTGGCATTTCTACCAAAGCCTGTCTTGGCTAAAGAAAAATCACTTTGAAATAATATTTTCTTTTTTCTCACAATTACCAAAGTTCGCTATCTTCTTGTGAATCTGATTTATCTGAATTTTGGGCTGATTTTGAATTTTTTATTTTCTTAATCGCTTCAACCTCTTGAGCCTTAAAAATAGAGTTTAGTGCGTGGGTAAGAAATTCTTTCAATAAACGAGCTTCATTAAAATAAAAGCCAAGTAAAAATGATTGTTTATTCTCTATATTATCTTTGCTTTCTTTATTTACGCTATAAGAAAATCCGACTTGTTTATCGTCTTTAATATATGGAGAGAATTTAATTTTTGTTATTTGTTTATCAGAAGAATGATAAGCTGAAAACTCTACATTTTTATCTAGCGCTTCTAAAAGGCCAGCTACTTCTGTCATTGAGAATTTTACTCTTGCGCTCTTTTGTGGATTATCTTTATTATCTGAGAACGAACCAGTTTTTGTTGCTTCATTCCAAGAGCTTTGTTTAATTAATGAACTCCAGACGGAGCCATCTTTTGAATTTACGCTGAAACTACAAGCTGTGCCTGTATTTTTACTATTTGGTTTATAAAATGATATCATATTATCTAATGTTAGCAGATACTTTTAAAAAAGTCAATTATTTTTATCTATTTTCTTTAAATCATTTAACTTCATGTATATTTCGTGATCTTGAATGGCTACTAAGTCTGCAAATATACAATCATTTTTCTTTAATCCTTTAACTATTACAATATTACCTTCTTCGAAAGCTTTATTATTTAATAGTTTATTATTTTCAATATTATCATTAAATATAAGAGCATTGATTGATGAAGTTTCATCGGATATCTTTAACCTAACATACCTAGTCTTCTTTTCGTTTTTAGATACGCCAGAGTAAACTTCTTCTATTTGACCTACAAAAGCAATCTTAGAATTAATAGGTTCTTCAGCTAAATCATAAATATATTTTAAATTCTCTCTTTTCTCAGAAAATATCTCTTTTAGATTTTTATTATAAGTATAACCTAGTAGCTTTTTCTCGTAATACCAATTAGCGAAACTTTCACTTTTACTATTTTGATTATAGATTTTTAGATATGGGTCATACTTATTTTTAATTGTATTTAATCTAGTATCTTTAATTACTATATGATTCTTTTCGTCAGTAAATTTATTTAAATGTTTAATTATCTTAATTAAGTCATAATCAAATTTCTCAGCGAAAGAGATTACGTATTTCTTTTCTTTTGAGGTTAAGACATTCCAAAGTTGAGCTTCCAATACTATTTTACTTCTAGATTGATTAAATCCACTTAAAGCGCCAGCTTGAATTAAAGCTGATAATACTCCAATATTAAGATCAGCCTCTTCTGCTGCTTGAAAAATTTCAAATTTATTAGAATATTTATTACGAAAACTATTTAGTTTTTCTATAGACTTATCCGAAATACCTTTAATTGATAGAAGTCCAAATCTTATGTCTTTATCTTCGATAGAGAAATCCATATCCGATTTAATGATATGAGGTGGTAATAATTCTATACCAAACTCATGCATTTCTTTCTGAATCTTGGAAATTTCTCCAATTGGATCAGGTTCATTTCTACTCATCTTGAGTAAAGATAAGAAAAATTGTTGGGGATAGTTAAATTTAAGATAGATTGTTACTGCTGCTAAAGCTGCGTAGGCAAGAGAATGAGACTTATTAAATGAGTAGTTCGCAGAATCTTCCATAATTTTCCATAGAATTTCTCCGACTTCTTTTGGTAATTTATTCTGCTTAATCTTGGACTCAATTTTCTTTTGCCAAGCTTTAATTTCATCAATCTTTTTCTTTCCAACGATTCTCCTTAAAATTTCTGCTTCATCAAGAGTAAATCCGATCTTATGAGCCATTTGCATTAATTGCTCTTGATAAAGTGCAACTCCACCAGTATGTTTTAAGGTGTCATCAAAGAAAGGATGAATTCCTTCGTAATCTCCAGTATTTGTGTATTTTGCATATTTATCTACGAATTGTAAAGCTCCAGGTCTCGCAAGAGCAAGAACTCCACTTAGTTCTTCTAAGTTCTTTGGTTTTACTTTTTGACAGACTTTAAAATTTGTATCTGCTTCGATTTGAAAAAGTCCATGAGGAGATTTCAAGTCTTGAAGATTTCTATAAATTGATTCATGATTTAGATCAATGTCTTGAATTTTTATTCCAATATTTTTGCATACGTCATGAACTACCGACACACTTCTTAAACCTAAAATATCAAGCTTAATATTAAAAACACTAACCCAATTCATATCAAAACTTGATACTGGTTCTTTATCTGAGGAAAATTCTGTAGGGCAGACTTTTTCTAAATCATCATATGATAGCAAAACTCCAGATGGATGTACGCCTTTATTTTTAATTAGATCTCTTAGCTTTAAAGCAATTTCATATACCTCTTTATTTTCATCGCACCATTCTTTAAATTTTGGTACTTCCTCATAGGCAGTTGTAATATCTTTAACTTGGCCGAATATTTTTGGAATTAAAGAGGAGATCATTGTCATTTCTTCTTCGGTTTTTTCACCAATAATTTTTCCACACTCTTTAATTAATAGTTTTCCACTTAAAGTATTCAGAGTAAGAATTTTACTTGTTTTACCTCTGAATTTATTCTCAAGATATTCTAATACTTTGTGGCGATTATAATAACAAATATCAAGATCTACGTCACACATTAAACTGCCATCTAGATAGGTTATTCCATCAATAACCTGCTTTTTAGCACGAATCTTAGATATAAATCTTTCAAAATAAAGGTTATATTTAACTGGATCAATTCTTGTCACGCCAATGAGATATAAAATTAATGAACCAGCGGCAGAACCTCTACCTAATCCAATTGGTATATTATTAGTTTTACAAAAATTAATTACGTCCCAAACTAAAAGGATATAATCAATAAAGCCTAGCTCTCTTAGAGTTTCCAACTCGTACTTTGCGCGATCTACATATTTTTTATATTCTGGTAAAGATTTATCTATTTTTAGTTCTTTAAACCCATTTAATGACAAGGCTCTAAGAAAGTCGTAATTTGTAACATCTTCACTAAGATTAAGATGTCTTTTAGATGAAGATTCGATAGTAAATTCTGGAAGCCTTACTCCATGTAGGCCTAAATCTACATCTTCAAATTTAGAAGAAAAATTTTTGTCTTCTAAGAAATTATTCAAATTTGCCTTCATCGTCTAGTCTATCAACTTCTTTTGTAAATCTATTTAGTCCTTCTGTTAAGATTTTCATAGAATTTCTATCTTTTAAAGAATAAAATACATCAGCTTTACCGATCTTTTTACCTTTCTGTACTGTAATCAAAAGATACTCAATATTAGAGTCGTCTAATTTTTGAATCATATCATAAATATCGTCTAATGAAGCCATGTTATACCTCTATTTGCCATTTCAATTTATTCCATACTTTTATATTTAAGTCAAGATCGTTTATTGCATCATGAAGTCTATCGTAATCATGATCGATTCCATTCTCTTTACCTAGAGTAGTTAGAGAACTCTTTACATTTTTTCTTTTTGTATGGTATATTTTATATTGATACTCAATTAAACTTTCTTTTGGGCTATAAGGTATTCCGTATTTTATACCCCTAGCTATTGTATTTGTATCAATAAATTTACTGACTAAATGACTCCAGTTGCATCCCATAAATTTATAATACTCTTTTATTAAGTAAATATCAAATCCAATAGTATTGTGACCTATAATATAGTCTGCATGGTCTAACCAATCTTTAATAGTTGGAAATATTTCTTTTGGATCATGTCCTTCTTTTTGAACTTTCTTATGATCGTATCTAGTAATTCTTGCTGCGTCTTGGCTAATTTTTAAATCAGTTTGCCATTTAAGATAAAAATTCTTTTCATCAATCTTTTGATCGCCCTTAACTTTTATCATAGCAATTTGCCAAGGTAAATTATGGCAAAAGTTTAAACAGAGATTAAATGTCTCGCAATCAATAAATACGAGATTCTTTTTCTTATCATATCTTAAAAGGTGTTCGTCCATTATTTTTTCTCCAAGTAACTTTCAAAACAGAAATCATTACTAGACATGTGCTCAAGTTCTGGCTTATTTAGTATGCTTCTATTATTAATACAACGAAATGTTAAATATGTTTTAAAATCTTTCTTTTTCTTATAGTAAATACTTTTAGTCTTATAGATCTCTAGATTATTTTGTTCGGCATATTTCTGCATTTTATTATGAACGATAGAATCAAATGGCAAATCATTTTCTTCTACAAAAGCTACTGGTTTAGTAAAATTAAACTGTGGAATGCATATAGAATTTCTTAAAGTATTATTAAATATAAAAGAATCGTAGAAAGGTATACATAATATTAAATTATCAGACCAATTCTTCTGAATAGTCTCGTAATCTAGTCTTGGTTCATAATAGAATCCAGTTTTCGCTGCTATACTAAATAGTTTAGTCAAGGACTCATGACCTTTTTTATTCTTAAAAAATATTACAATTTTAGATGTTTTTTGTCTAGATTCATCTGTCTTATCATTCATTGATTCGGTAACTGAAAGTCTTAATCCATAATTTAACTTAATATTGTTAGATTTTGTATTGGTATAAGCTTCTAAGAAAGAAGACATGTTATCCTCTACTAAATATATCTCTTTTAATTTATTCTCTTTAGCTATTTGAATTATTGAGTCTGGGTAGTCATCTACTTCACTCTTATCTTCTAAAGTCAAAATTGATCTTCCTAGAGAATAGTGAGATTTAAATAAAGGTATCATTTTCTTAAGTATAACACACTTATCTTCAAGAATCAATCTAAAAAGTCATCTTTAGTTTTTTGAGTATTAAATTTGGGACAACCATAATATTTTCTTTTCTCTATCGTGTATCCTTCGGTATTTTTAAAATCACTAGTCAGACTAGATTCTATAGCTTCACCCTTTTCATTTAATTTTACATAATATTCATAAGAATCTCTATATGGACATCTCCAGTTGCCTATCCCACACATCCACTTGTTTTTATCATTATCTATCGCAAAATTTGCTTTAGCTGAGTCTTCATCAAATTTATTAATATAATCATTAATATGTTCAAGATAATATTCAAACCCCTTGATTTGATCATCTGTAAATTCGAGTTCTTGTATGGGTTGTTTTGGGAACCTCAAGAATAAAAATCTTATAATAGGTTTCAATTTAGGCCAGAGTTTTTTACTTGCTAAACTATACATCATAGCCTGAATATTTGCTTCTAAGTCATCTCCCCTAAACTTAGCTTTAGAGCTTTTATAGTCAATTATAACCATTTTATTCTTTGATTTAATAGGCTTATCAATAAAGCCCTTGATATGATATTTTGGCTCATCATTCTTAATTTCAAAGGCGTATTCGGGAGATACAATTTTACCATCTTTTTCACCAAAAAAATCATGTTTTAAACCTACCATAATCATCTGATCTAAAATCTCAAAATTAGAAGCATCTAAACCAACCTTAGATTTTAATTTTTTTACTAATCTTGTTATAGCTTTACTGCCACTAATTGAATTACTTTTTATAATTTGATCATAGTGAGCTTTATGTCTTGGATTTAAAAGTAGCTCAAATATAGTATGACAAATAGTTCCTCTTAAGGCTCCATCATTTTGACTCTGGGGTATTTTGGCATGGTAATTATTCCAATAAACCCAAGAGCAAGTCTCTAAAGTCTTAATTCTAGATGCAGATAATACTTTTAAAGATTTGCTTTCCATTGTAATATTTCTTCTTTAGTCATTTCACCAAAGTCTTTTTTTGTTGGCAAAGATATTTGTAATTGTTTATCATCAAAATATCTTTTTAATTTTGCATAACCTTTTTCTGCCCCAATATTACCGGCATTGTTTTTATTCGAATCATTATTTAGGCTAATATATATTTTCTTAGGATCAATCTTTAAGCAATAATTTAAAATTGATAAACTAATTGTTGTTCCAAATGTTACTAGAGTATTTTCAACGCCAGATTGATATAGGTTTAGCATGTCACCAATACTCTCCACAAGGATGACTTCTTTCTGATATTCTATCGCCTTGGAGTTTAAGAATAAAGGATAAAGAAAGTCATTCTTTTCTCCTAGATGTTTCCATTTTATCTTAGAAAGATTAGTGATATCTCTACCAGAAAATCCTATAATATTATTTTTAATATCAAATATTGGGAATACATATCTATTTTTCATCTTTCCAGCTTTACCTATTCCGCCTTTAAACCTTATTAAGGTGTCTGTGTCTATGCCCCTACTATTCCAATATGAATGATTCTTCTCTAGATTAGATAATAAATTCAAATCAAATTTCTTTGATGATTTTAAAAGTGGTTTTAAATGTTCTTGAGGCTGATGAAACGTAAAATTTTTATTCTTAAGCCATTCTTTTGCCTTATCTGGGTCTTCTATCTTTAAAGTCATTCCAACAAGCGAGCTAAAGTCTCCACTTATATTTTCCTTAAAGTCAAACCAATGACCTGTATCTTTGTAGATTTTTAGAACTGTATCATTATCACTATCTCTATATAGTGGTTTCGCTCTAAACTCCTTGCCATAGTCTTTTAGCTTATAGCCAAGATCAGTCAAGATTTGATAAACATTTACTTGTTCCATTCCAAAGCCTCACTTATAGTAGGGAACTCTTTCACAAATATTTTCTTGCATCTTTCGGCAATTTCTCTGTGTTCTTTCTGAGTATTTTGTTCGGTTCTTAATTCGATATAATGAATCCAACTTCTTAGAGATCCTTTCATATACATTGTGGTTTGGGTAGTTAAAGGTAGTATCATTCTAGCGACTTCTTTTGCTACGCCATTTTCTATCATGGTTTCATAACAATGTTGTGATATTGATAAAGATTCTATTAAGAGTTCATTAATCTTATCATAAGCTTCTGTACCTGTTGGCAATAATTTTTCTCCAACTTGTCTATTTTTATCTCCTTGTAATCTTAATTCAACATCTTCGTATTCATTAGCAAGACTATACCTTTGACTAAATTCTTGAAATGAGAAAGATCTGTGACGTAAGATCTGAGCTGCGATAGCTCTACTAGTTTTTATTTCTACGCACATGTCTACTAGTTCAAATGGACTCCAATGTTTGTGTTTTATTAGGAATCTTAATAATTTTGGTGCAGTCTCTATATTCATTTGATTAGAGGGATTACTTACTCTAGCGCAATAAGCTACTAGATCTTCTGCATTTTTTATTCCTTTAATCTCTGGTTTTGTAATTGATATTAATTCTACATTCATAATAGTTCTCCATCGTTTGCATTTTGATCGGTGAGTTCGTACTGTTCTCTTTGCCTTTCAGCGACATCTCTTAAGGAGCCTCGTTCCTCAATATTAAAATTTGTTACTTGATAATTAAGATAATTTTGAGCCCAGATCTCTTTGCCAGCAGAGTCTAATCTTCTTACCAAGTCTTGATGACCAGCAGCATCCTTTCCTTGAAACCTAGTCTTAGTTGGAATTAATTTATGAGTTCCAAATGCTTGTCCGTCTAAAGTGACCTCATCAAGAGTTTTTCTTCTAAATATTGCAACAAACGATGCAAACCATTGTAGTCTATCGGATAGTGAAATAACTGAACTATCATCAACTACATTATTTGAATTACGATTAAAATTTTCTCCTGTTCTATTCAACTGCATCGCTGTAATAATTGGACAATGAATTTCCTCTGAGATTCTTTTAAGTTTATCAATTTTTTCACCAATCGCTTGATGCTCTGCCCAATTTTGGCTAACTTTTTCCCCAGTTAATTTAATATAATCATATGCTATCATCGCTTGATTTCCACGACCGACTTTAGAAAGATACCATCTACGAATGATAGAACATACTTGGTCAATATTTTTATTACCTACATGATAATGAAAATACTCATACGTTTTGACTTTTGCCCAAGCAGCTCTAACCTTCTTTGTCATCTCTTCATTTTTACGCCAATTACCAGTTTCAAGATACCAAACGGGTACATCAGTTAATGATGCAACCATTCTTAATTGAATATCTACTGTTTGCATTTCAGTATCGAGAATTAAAGTTTTGGTTTTGTTCTTAGGGTTAATAGAAGTTTTAAAACATATATCATTTAGCCACGTAGATTTTCCTTGGCCTGGACGACTTGCAATAGCGTAAATATTTCCATTCTTTAGTCCACCATACATTCTGTTAAATTCAGAATAGGGAGTTATTAATCCTGTATCATCCTTTGGTGCATTTCCTATCTCTTCTACAAGATCTTCGACCTCGGCAAAAATATTAATAGGCATATCATTTTCTGAATATGCCGATATTTTTTTATTATAGATTTGATCTATTTTACCAATAATCTGATCTACAGAGTCCTCTGAGTTTTTATTAACATAATCTTTTAATTTATCTGCTGTTTGAGATATTTCTCTACGAATCCTTAATTTAATTAATTCCTTACAAGCATTTACTGTGGCTTCCTCCGTAATTTGAGAGAAGCTTAAATTATCAATATAATCAAAAATATTAATTTCATCCTTAAATGTAATTCCAAGGTTTTTAATCTTTTCTGCTAACAATACTTTGTCTACGTTTTCACCTTTATGTTTAATATTTTTAAAGACGGTATATATAGAAGAATGAACATCATTATAGAAGTCATTCTCGGTTAAAAATACATCAATATCTGCGAAAAGATCTTGATGTTTAAGTAAGCCGCTTAATACGTGTCTTTCTACTTGTAAGGAGTAAATCATCCAATATATATAATACCAAAACAAAAAATAAAAGTCAAGTTTTAATCTTTGTCTTCTGGATTATCAAAATCGTCTTCTTGATTGGTTCTTGCTATCTGATCTGTGGTAGCTTCTAGATTTAGTTGATCTACGCTTTGACTCCAAGTATTTACATAGTATAAAAGTGCCATAGCATTTATTTGATTATCAAATTTTGTAAAGACTTGAGGCTCACCTTTACTAGAAAAGTTAAAAAGTATATATCCACCAAAACTGCATTCGTCAATTTGTTTTAAGAGAGAATCTGGTATTTTAAAACTTTTTCTTTTATTTGTCACCAAAAACTTTTACACTTAAATAATTAAAATTCCGCACTTTTCTTCTATATATTGTGGTGATAAATTTTTTAAATCATTTTCATACAATTCTAAAAACTTAAAATTATTCATTTCTAGCCATTTTTCTTTCTTTACATCTCTTTTTATACTTTGAAGATATTTAAGTCTAGAATTATCGTGAAAAAATTGATTAAATGATTCGTGTTGATTTCCTTGTATCTCAACTGCTATTCTTTTTGTTGCATTTAATATATCAACCTTAAGCATTGTTCCGTAAACTGGAAATTCTTCATAAACAATATGATTTTTCCAATATGGATAGAAGAATTGTTTAAATTTAAATTGTAGTTTACTGCGACTTTTACCTTCCCAATCTACAAGATAATTTCTTACATTTTTATTAACGAGTTTGCCGTTAATATTTAACAATCTCATGATGCAAGAGTATTAATAAATTTAGTATAGAAATAGTCTGTAATTGGTTTATTTTCTTCCAGATACAATCTGAGATTATCTATCCCTTGATGTTGCTTCTTTAATTCTATATTGGATTTCTTAAGTTCTTCTATGATCTCATCAGAAAAGGTTACCCAAGCTCCTTTTGCTGTAGCAAATTCCCAAGCCAAAATTTGATCTATTATTTCGTATTCTTTCCATACTGAAGAACCTTCTTTACGACCATATTTTATGGGATACTGAATCTTTGAATTTGTTGATTCATTTGTGGATTTTTTAATAGCGATCTTTACATTATGACCGATAATTTTATTCTTTACTGGATCGTACTTTTCATTTGGCTTCTCAAGAATAAGGTCTTTATTATATCTTGGTTCAAATTCAAGAATCCAGTTCGCAAAATGCAATAAAGCATTACCGCCTGTTGCCGTGGTCTGCCTAACTTCTTTGTTAGCTGCATATGGGTCAAGTTTAATGTCGGAGCGAACTTGACTAATAAAGATTGCCATATGACCACGTTTGGACAATGCAAGTGAGATTTTTTTCATAAGCATAGAAGATATAACTGCTCCACCAGCTACTTTTGTTGCTTCACTTAAAGTTTTTTCCTTATCGCCTTTGGTGATAAGACCATCAACTGAATCAAGTATAAAAATATATCTTTTACTTTCATCATTGGATTGAATCAAGTCTTTCATCAATTCCGATACTGTCTCAAATACATTACATTCAAAAACGAAACAGGTCCCATCAACCCATTCTTTAGGGTCAGTTACAAATTTAATTCCAGACCTTTCTTTTATTTCTTTACTGAGTCGGCCTTCTGCTTTAAAAAGCAACGCTCTAGAACTTTCTACTGTTTTTAGAAAATTTTTAGCAACTTCTAATGCTTCAGAAGTTTTACCACCTTCATTCATACCAATAAATCTATGTAATCCAGGACATAGTCCTCCGCTAGTAGCAATATCAAGGTTTAAACTGCCTGTAGATACTTTATAATAAATCTCGTCTTCAAAATTATAATGATCTTCTTTATTGTCTTTTAAAAAGGATAATAATCTATCTGATGCAGATGGACCAGTAGATTGGACGGCTTCTTCTTTAGGTTTTCTTCCCATATCTTATAAATTGTACCAAAGTTTTAGGCTTTTGACAAACATTTTTATCTTCTCCGATTTTATTTTTGCTTAATATAACTTCTTCTTTATTTAAATTTAATTTAAATGCTTCATATTCTTTTAAAAGAAATGCTTTGCCTTCTGGTTTAAGAAACCAAGCTAATGAAGGAGGCGGACTACCTAATTCTTTTAAATTATTCCAGAATTCAAAACAATTAAACTTTTTAATTAATTTCTGTGCAATTTTTATTTCTCTTGCCCAATTAATATTACCTCTTATAAATTTTTTTACTATCAACTGACAAAGCTTATGTTTGGACATTATATAAGTCTATCAACTCCTTGATAAATGTCAATCTCTTTTTTAAATCCTAATTTTTTAATCTTTTCATTGTCTAAATACATGTCTTTAACCTGTACAATCTTATGAAATTCTGGTTGATCTATGGCAGTTATTGTTGATTTTGAATTAGTTTGTTTAATAGTATAGTCTATAATATCTTTAAATATTAAAGGTTCGCCATTTCCAATATTATATATTTCATCTAGACTTCCTTTATCAATACAAAGCTTTATAGCTCTACAGGCATCTTCGACATGAATGTAATCTCTTATAAATTTTCCATTAAAATATAAATTAATATTTTGATTATCTTTTATCTGATTAATTAAATATGTTAGAGCATTCTTTTTTTTTGAGACACCGCAGTCTTTGTTTCCGTATACATTTGCCAGCCGTAGTATTCTATATCTTATATTAAATGTTTTACAATAACTTATAAGTAAATCTTCTGCACATTTTTTTGTAATTGAATAGAAGCCCTTGGGATTGCAGCAATAACTTTCTTTAGCTGGAAGCTCTACATCTCCATAAACAAACCAAGAACTCACAAAATTAAAAACAATATCCTTATTTTTACAATTTTCTAATACATTAATCAGTTTAGTTAAATTAACATTTATATCTTTATATGGATCTTCAAGAACATTATAGTTATCAGTTGTGCTAATCATATATAATATATTCTTATAGAAAGGAACGTTATGTTCTCTAGGATGAATATATGTATCTGATTTATATAGACTATAAAAATTACTACCTACAAAACCTGTTCCACCAAAAAGATCAATCTTTGGTATCATATCTATCAATAACACTTGCCAAATACTCTATATTGCTTTCGCTTATAGTTGGAGAGCATCCAACAAAAAATACTTTTTCTAGCACCGCATTTGCATTCGTATAGCTTTCCCAATTTTCTAGATGCTTATATGCTGGATGCACCAAGATATTTCCAGCGAAGTAATTTCTTGTTTGTATACCATTTTCTTCCAAGTAATTAACTAGTTTATTTTTTGATAGATAATCGCTACAAATAATTGGGACTCCAAACCAAGATATGTCTGCTTTAGGAAAAAAAGAGGGAAACTTAAGTCCATCTAATCTACTAAGAATATTTTGAATTTTATCTTTATTGGAGACTCTTTTTAGATGAAATTCTTGCATCTTTTTTAATTGAACTAGACCTATAGCTCCTTGTAAATCAAGAGGTTTTAGATTGTAGCCAATTTGCGTAAAGAAGTATTTATGGTCAATGTTATATGGAATTTCCTTAATCCAATTCGAAAATCTTTGATTACAGCTTCCATTCTTTAATAAATTGCAACTACCTATACAATAACAGTCTCTGCCCCACCACGCAAAACTCCTCGCTAGATTTACTACTTCTTCTATATCAGAAGAGACCATGCCACCTTCTCCAGTAGTAAGATGATGCGCTGGATAAAAAGAACAACTTGAAGCTATACAATATTCATTTAAATGTTTACCATCCCATTTACTTCCAAAACTATCGCATCCATCAAGTATTAAATGTATATTATGCTTTTTTGAAATTTCAATTAGTTTATCAAAATCTGGCGGATTTCCTAATACTGGCGATATAAATATTGCTTTAGTGTTTTTTGTAATTTTTGCTTCTAATTGATTTAGATCAAAATTTAACGTTTCAAATTCAATATCTACAAATACTGGCTTTAAATTATTCTGAATAACTGGATTTAGTGTTGTAGGAAAACCGACTACAGATATTAATATTTCATCCTCGTCTTTCCAATTGAGATGCTTCTTAAGTGCTGCGATCATAACTAAATTGGCAGAGCTTCCAGAATTTACCATTACAGAATATTTTTGATTAATTTTTTTAGAGAATTCTTTTTCAAATTTGGCTACATTTTCGCCACTAGCAAGCCATTTTCCAAATAACAATGTGTCTATTGCTTCTACAATTTCTTCTTTTGTATATGATGGTCCACCATAGTATACTTTATTTTTAACATCTTTTAAATTATGACAGAATTGAGGTATGAATAGATTCTCCTCATTCTCAAGAGAAAGCAAGAAATTTAGTATTTTTTCTTTTCTAGACATTAGATATATCCCATTCTACCATCTTTTTGATTAGTTTGTCAAATGAAATCTTTGGCTTCCAATTTAACTCTTGTCTTGCTTTATCAGAATTTCCTAATAGAATATCTACTTCTGCTGGCCTGTAGAATTTAGGATTTATTTGTATTAATATTCTCTTGCTGCGATCTACGAATACAGTATGTTCATCTTTACCAATCCATTCGCCTTCTATTCCTGCAAATTTAAATGCTTTTTCTGCAAATTCTTTAATCGTATGTGTTTCATTTGATGAGAATATATATTCTTTTGGTATACCATCATAATTTGAATTATATTTATCTTGGTTTAACATCATCCATACTCCCTCTACAAAATCCTCCGCATCGCTCCAATCTCTTTTAGCTTCTATATTTCCAAGTTCTAATGGTTCGAATTGTTTATTACTTTTTATTGCGTGGTAGATTCTAGCTACATTTTTTGTTATTTTTCTTGTTACAAATTCCTCGCCCCTTCTAATACCTTCGTGATTAAAAAGCCAACCTTGAATTGCATAGATATTATAAGACTCTCTATATACTTTAACTAATTGTCTAGAGGCAGCTTTACTTGCTCCATATGGACTTCTTGGTTTAAGTGGATGATTTTCGTCTTGAGGAGTATATTGAACATTTCCAAATTCCTCACTTGATCCAGCCTGATAAAGTCTACAAGAAGGTTTATATAATCTAATCGCTTCTAAGATATCTAAAACAGCGGTTGAATTTGTTGCCCAAGTCTGACGAGCAAAGTCCCAACTACTAGCTACAAAACTTTGTGCAGCAAAATTAATAAAGTAATCTGGTTTTAATTTTTCTACTGTTCTAGCTATGGCGTGAGAATCTGTTAAATCAAAATTTATTAAATGAAATCTATCAGATTTAATGTGTCTAATGTTTTCGTGATTATATACGCTTAATCTTCGAACTCCACCAAATATGAGATAATCAGTATTCTTAAGTAGAAAATCTACCATATGGCTTCCATCTTGCCCAGTAACACCAGTTATAACAATTACATTCTTGTTTTTAATTAATTTACTTGCATCTTCGATATTTAATATATTACAAGTATCTATTTTTTTACCATAATAGGTCTCTTGAATATTGATGCTCATAAGTTATTTTAGTATATTCTTTTATAAAAATCAATAGTTTGTTTTAGCCCATCCTCAAATTTAGTTGTAGGATACCAACTTAACTCTTTATTTATCTTGGTATTATCTATAGCATATCTAAAATCATGACCTTTCCTATCTTCTACAAAAGATATATAGTCCTTTGGATTTACTTTCATGACTTTACAGATATCATCAATTATCTGTAAGTTGTCCTTTTCGCATTCTCCTCCAACATTGTATGTTTCTCCAATCTTACCTCTAATAACTATTTCCCAAATAGCCTCGCAGTGATCTTTGACATATATCCAATCCCTTATATTCTTGCCATTTCCATATACTGGTATTTTCTTATTATTCAAAATTGAGCTTATGACAACTGGAATGAATTTTTCATAATTTTGATTTGGACCATAATTGTTAGAGCAATTAGATATTGTTATAGGAATTTTATATGTATGATAGTAAGCTCTGACAAGCATATCACTAGAAGCTTTAGAAGCTGAATAGGGTGAATTTGGTGCGTATGGAGTTTTTTCTGTAAATTTGCCATTTAAACCCAAGCTTCCATAGACTTCATCTGTAGAAATATGATGAAATCTTATGTGTGGAAATATTTTACAAACCTCTAATAGATTAAAAGTCCCTAATATATTTGATTTTATAAATCTCATAGGATCATCTATAGAAGTATCTACATGTGTTTCTGCAGCGAAATGTATAATATGAGTTATATCAAATTGCTTTAATATTTGAATGAATTTCTTAGTATCATCCGGTGTGTTAAGCATCTCAAGCCACATGTCATAAAAATGGTACTTAGGATTATTATCAAATGGCTCAACATTTCTTCTATTTGCTGCGCTGTTATATCTGCTGGGACAATCTATATTAACTATATTTTTAACTTGTGGTAAATTAATTATTAATTCAATAAAATTAGAACCAATAAAGCCATGTCCACCAGTTAAAAGGATATTCATATCAACTTAAGATATAATAAAGGGAAGTCCGTGCATATACCAAAAGATTTTGGTAATTTATTGTTTTTACTTATTAACACAATTACCGATCTATCTGTGACATTCTTCTTGGGATATGTCCAGATGTATCCTTTAGAGGTGATCGTATAATCATCATTTTGATGCCAAAAACAATGTATCTTTTTATTTTTTAACATTAAATTTAATGCGTTTAGATTTTTAGCATGACACCATAATTTCTTATTTTCTAAAAATTTTTGATCTATTTTATAGGTAGGTTCATCGTGACCTAGATACCAATTATTATTTTTATTCCATACGTCTATCTCTACATCAAAACCATGATTCATTGCATCAATTATTGCTTCTTTTGAATTTTCTTTGTTGTTATCTGGGCCATTTAAATTGCCTCGATGAGAAATAATTTTCATTTGTATGGTGAATGTATATGAAGCCTAATAAAGACATTTTCCATTGTTTCTGGGCGAGTGTCTATTTTTAGCCACATGGGTTTATAGGTCTCAATTATTTTTTCAAATTCAATATTATTTACCAGATGTTGTTGCTCTAAAAAACCATATGGAAGATCAATGATCTGATCATTAATTTTTAAATACTCTATCTGAGCTAAATTATTAATTAATAAATAATATCCATAGATAATAAAATCAAAATCAATATATTCGAGCTTGCTTTTATTTTCTTCATAATTTATATATTCT